TTAATTCTTTGTCTTCTGGTGTGCCAGCAAAAGCAGTCTGGTTGCCAGGGTACAAATTCAGCGTAGCTCGGTCATAGTCAATGTAGTAGTAATCAGCAATGCGGATCGTGTCCTCATTTAGCCAGTTACTGATGGATTGATCGCCAACGCCCAATGATTGCAAGGTTGTAATGGGCGCTGCGTCTGGGTACATGCGCTCAAATTCGTCTTTGGTAATGTCTTCAGTAATAAAACAATACTTAGCGTCTGCGCCTGTTGGGTCTTGGATTGTTGGGTCCATGTAGACCGAGAAACTGTTACGGATACGCCCAATCTTGATGTCTTGATCAAAGGTGTTGTCTTCGCAATACTCGGTTAATAGACGGATATAGCCTTCGCCATAAGAGACTTGGTTTTCACAGGCTGTGTCATAGGCAACATCAGCATCAGAGATGTATTCAATGTGGCGAATCATGCCATTGAAGATTTCAGCGACTTCTATATCAGCGTTGTCATCTACAGGTATGACCTTTGCGCCTGGTCTGTTTTGGCGCTGATCATTTGTGACTTGGCGCACATGTTGTGGCAGTTTATTGATTGTCAGGCAAGGACGAGCGTTGATGGTTTGACCTTGTACAGCACCACGGGTGGCCAATACGTCAGCAGGCCATTGCCAATGGTTGTCAGGTGAGCCAGCATAAAACCTTAAATCATCTGTCTCGTCTTCACGCGACTCAGATAGCGCAGACATGGCCATATCTAACCGCGATCTTGCGGTAGCTAAGATGTCGGACGCGCTTTTCTTAGGCTTACCGCCTTCGGAGACTGCCCCCGCAGCCGCGATGCCTGTGTAATCAGCCATTATTTAATCTTGTTTAATACGCTGTCTACAGTTGCTTTGACATTGTTACCACTAGGAATAGTGGCATTTAAATTAACCGTAGGTGAAGATGTCTCTTTATTGCGATCAGGCATTCCGCCATTTTGAACTTTTGGTTCACGAGACACAATTTTGTTGATTTGTTGGGTAGTAGATTTCATTTTTTACCTTTCGACATGGGTTTTTGGGCTTCACGTTTTGTGCTGTAAGCAATCGCCACAGCCTGTTTAACTGGTTTGCCAGAGGCAATCTCAGCCTTCACATTCTTGCGGAATGCTTCTTTGCTTGCGGATTTGACTAATGGCATTATTTCTTCTTTGCTGTTTTAGCAGATTCTTTAAATGCCTTGGCAGTTGGAGCGCCTTTAGCGCCTACAGGACGCATTTTCTCTTTGCTACCAGCTGCGATACGAGCTTGTTTTGCATGAATATTTGCGTAGAGTCCAAGTTTTGTTGCCATGATCAACACTTCCATCGTTTAAGGGCTGCCTTGGCGCGTTCGCCATCTTTGGCGTTAGCGGCTACTGCGCCCATTCTTGCACAAAATGAATCCTTGCGACCTTGGTCTGCCTTGGTCTTTGGGTTTGGTGCTGGCGCTTTTAGATTGCTACCAGTTTCACGGTTGTATTTCTCACGCCCTTTGGCGGTCAGCCCTGCGCCCTTGGACACTGGGAGTTTTTCGCCTCTACCTACTGACAAAGAAACGCTTTTTTTTGCCATATCTAAGCACCCATCCAACTTGTTGATACTGAACTGCCTTGTGCATTAATGCGGTGAGTAGGTTCAGTGTACTCTCTGTGCGCTACAGGAAAAGCAAAAGTGACAGCGATAGCATCGGCAGCGTCTGGTGAAGCCAACCCTCGTGCTTTCATTTCTTTCTTTCCCTCTAAAAATATCGTGCCAGATGAATTGGGCTTCTTTGTTGGCCCAGTTAAATCAGCTTTTAGTTGTCTATCAGACGGAATACTAGCAGATTTTAACCAGTTTCGCATGTCGTTCCACATTTCTGCGCGTTTATTTCCAAATGCTTGCGAGTGTTTTGCCTTGTTTCCAAAGTTAACACCACGCACTTTGTATCTCTGCTCTGTCAGTCGATCAAGAATTCCATATCCAAGACCACCTTCGTCAATAACGGTAAGTGCAGGCTTGTATTCCTCTATTGCGTCAATGACTCTGCCAACAATTTCCATTGTGTCTTCGCCCTTATATCGCTTAATCGCCACAATATCTCGCCCTTGTCTGACAGCAATGACTGTAGAGTCTGCGCCACCACGGGCAGGGTCGACTCCCACAATCGTAGGTGCGGTTAAGTCTTTCCACTTTTCCCTTTTCATTGCGTCATCCACAATCATTGGGCTAATGAACTGGTCTTCGCCTGCGGATGGGAATTCCCCATAAACCTCGACTTTGGCTTGGCTTGAATCTTCGCCATATTCGGCAATGATTTGTTGATAGACAGACTTGTCGGTATCTTCCACCGTCCTAGCGTCCACAATCTTAGATGTCCAAAAGTCTCGTTTGGCATGGAAGCACTCAAAAAAGTAGCCCTCATTCCTACGCGGATTGGAGAAGGCAAACCAGTATCTGTCAGGAGTGTTCTCGGTAAAGAAGCCTGCACCCACCTCCCAGATTGGGTTAGGGATACCGCTAGATTCGTCAAAAATCAGCATCATGCCGTCTTGGTTGTGGACACCAGCGTAAGAGTCGGGGTTTTCTGCTGACCAGAGTTTGCCCTCACAAGACCAATAACGAGTGCCTTTTTTAAGATCGCGCTCAACCAGTTCTGTTAACCACTGTGCAGGGATTAACTTTGTCGCTGAAATCTCCCACCAATGACTATTGATCAGCATAGCAGCCCATTTAGTCAATTCAGCCCATGTGACCGACCTTAACTGATTCTCAGAGTTAGCCGACACCACCACCGATCCACCGATACGGGTAGTCAGCATCCACAGAATAAGCCAAGATACTAGGGCAGACTTGCCGATACCGCGCCCAGAGGAGACAGCCATACGGATGGTGTCGTAATCAACTAAGCCTTTTTGCTTTTTAATGTGGGCGGTTATATCTCGCAATACTTCTCGTTGCCATTTCCTTGGACCAGTGAACTTAGCCAAAGGCGTATTCTTCTGCCCCCAAGGGAATGCAAACAAGACAAAGGCTTCTGGATCATCTGAGATGGTAGGAGACCAAAGCTCCACCATCAGTTTTTGTTCTTCTTCAGACTTGTAAATGGGCAGTTGCATGAGGCGATCTTAATTTAAAAAAAAATAATAAAAAATTGTGTGCGGGTGCACCGTTCCTGTGACCTTTCCTCGTCGGTCCTCCCCCCCCCCTTCGGTCTGGATGGTGGATGGGCATAGGGCGCTTGGGTCATTTATCCACAGAGCCAGCGCCTAGTTGTCCACAATCGGTAGGATTTCCCTCACCTTATTCACAATCTTGCTTACAAACCTGTGCATAACCGCTAAAGAACTTTACATAATGAACATAGTGTGAAGTAGCCATACGCTTTAGTTCTCGTCTTTAACCTCAATGTCAGTCACATTGCTTCTGTCGTAACTTACCCTAGCCTGCGCCTCGTTGATAGCGTCTATCACGCTGATACGCTGGTCTACCACGCTGACATCGATGCGGTCACCATAGGTTCTGGGCTTGAGCTTACTGGCTACCCACTTCCTAGCGTCTACCTGTAGCCTCTTCTGTTGCACCCAAGCGCTTGCCTCTGGTCCTCGTAAGCCTTCTGGCATTACCGCGTCTGATAGCTCAATGATCTCGTCTGCCAGCTTATCAGCCCTGTCTTGCACCGCCTTGTCGTAAGCAACACGCAACTGCTCATTGCTTCTCAGCATTCGGTTAAAGGTAGCCCAAGGAGGCATACCAGGCGCTCTCAGCACCGATGACAGACTCTTACCCGTAGCCATCTGCGAGACAACCTCTTCCCACACAGGATTGTCCTCTTCCCATATAACTGGCCTGCCAACCGAGCGTTTCACGGCATTTTGTGCTGTTTTTCCCATATTTCCTTCGTGCGCGTGCGTATTTATGTCAAATTGTCAACGAAAAGCGCTTTGGTTGTCTATTCTCATTTTTTCTGTGTTTGTCAAAAAAGAGTAGGAGCATCAATCCTGTCTTGATTACTCCTACCTAAACTTGGCAACTGCATTACCAATCTCTTTACTATCATCCCCTACATGATCTCAATACCGTTCTGCCTTACTAATGCTTTTTTACTACACTAATTAGGAGTTGGTAACCGCCTCATAAAGCAGAGTTTCCGTCTTTCTGTATTTGCACAACATGAAAGGGTAAGGCGCTAACCCTTACTCGGTTACCAACACAGATAGAGACCTTATCCCTATTTGTCTTGGCATTTTATCCCTCTCTTTTCTAACTCTACCAAAGTTTTGGCGTATGCGATATTCCACATTACCCTTCTCTCTTCCCTTGACAGGCTCATTCCCTGATCTAGTTCTGCATGGCATGTATAGCAAAGAGCTGCCGTGAACTCATC